TACTGCCTGTTTTGTAGTCTACAATAAATGCGTAGTCGCCATCAACAATTAATAGATCTGCAATACCCCGCACCCATCGATGCTCAGAACCAAAGTCACATGGTAGTTTATCATAAGTCAGCGCCATTTCATGCTCCGGATATTTAATACCGGGAATATCAACTAACGGATCGACCATTGATTTAAATCGTTGATAGTTTTTAGCCAAGGGCTTTCCTTCAGCAACATAATCTTCAAGTGCTTTATGCACCTCAGTCCCGTAACGCATGGCCTCGTTTTCTTTAACAACATAATTTTTTAGTACGCGTATCTCATTATATTGTCTGGGACAGTTCTCGTATTGTTTTAATGCAGAATAACTCCATGTAAAATCAGCCATCCACTATCTCCACTTCCGATTCTGTTTCTATCCAAACGTGTGCGCCGCAGGATAAAGGCTTGTTAGGACTGTATATTACCCTAGAATCGCCTTTAATGATAACTTCAGAAGCATAAGTATTACTTTTGTACGTCTTTACAGTAAGCACAGGGTCTTCAACCTCGTTCTTACGATTAGATTTTATAACGTGCTGATTAACATGAATGATTGTTTTCATTTTACCAAAAAACTTCTATGTTGTTATTACGTTTAACTACGTGTCCCTGTAGAGTTATTCTATATTCGCAAGGTGAGTATTCTTTTAACCCTGAAATTCTATGAGGAGTTAATCCTGAGTGTAATACTAGGTCTTTCTCTTTATACGGCAAGTGTACAATATTTCCGCGCGTGTCCAGATAGTCCATACCCCCACCGGCACTGGGTAATTCGATAGCTACAGTAAAAGCAGACGCACCTATATCACCTAGACCTAAAGTTTTATGTGGGTAATCCGTGTGCCATTTCCCCGCTATATCTATAAACTTTTCATCAGTAGGAAATATATGAAACCCCGGCAGGGCTAAATCTTGAGCCAAACAAATCTCTTTCCCTAACTCAACAGATAAACACTCCAACACTGTCTCATACAGTCCAGAGAAGTTTCTATAAAGAAGCTCATTCATCCAGACACTTTCCTCGTGATACTCTATTGTGTTGCCATCAAGATAAGCTGACTTGCCCAAAGTATAAAAAGGAAAATCATTAGAGCGACTCTCCCATATAGGTCTTAAAGATAATATTTTTTCTGCAATCGTATCAGTATCGATATTTAAATTATGTTTAAAGTGGTGCATTAGCAATCCCCATAGTTATCTGCATAGTCGCCTTCGCAAGCAATCGGTAGTCCGGTTGCCCATTCAGGTGGTTTACCCATCACATCTAATACAAAGTCCATAGCCACTTTCTTCTCATGCTCTGGCGCTAGACAAATTATCGCATCATGTACTGTCAACGCGGGCCTGTATTTATCATTTATCTCAATCATCTGATCGCCAATAACAATTCTAGCTACTGCCTGCACAATGTTCTCTGTCATCGCACCGCCCCAGATATTAATTTTTCCCCTCCTAGACTTATAGACGTACCCACTTTTATCTTCAGATGTATCATAATGTAAATCAGGATAATATATGTATAAGCCGTTCGGTAACTTAACTCCCTTCGGAGTTATCATCACACACTTATTCTCACCAATGTAATAAGGCTCTAGTTCATTAGGCCAATTAGCCATGTGTTCTAGCGCACGATCACACGCTTCCCAAAAGTTTATAACTTTATAATTTAGTTCCCTGTAAACTTTTACTAAGCGTTTACATTCGTCATCCGATAACACTTGTCCAGGCGGCGATGTCTTTAGCGTGTGCTGAAGTTTTCTCCAACCAGTCCCAAAGCCTAGGCCCAGGGTACAAGTCTTACCAACAAACCTTTCTATGGGATCTGCTTTTGTGATTGTCCTGCCATAGACTTTGCTCGCAAACTCGCAGTATGCATCGCGACCTTCTGCAAACCATGTAGTCACATCTTCTTGACCTGCCAACCATACCAGTACACGAGCCTCGATCTGACTTGAGTCACAGTTAATAACAATCTGCCCGTCAGGCGGTACAATAGATTTCTTGAGAGCTTTCTTTTTAGCGTCACGCGAGGGTAGATTTTGGAAGTTAACTTTTTCTGAGCCTGCCCAACGACCTGTATGCGCACCGTAATAACGTAGAGGAATGGGTAAGAATCCTTTATTTCTTGAGCCTATGTCTATAAACCTTTCAATCCTAGACTCTTCAATCGTTGACTTAGTACCCAGACGCACCGCACATAGTTCTTGAATCAGTGGATCATCATGCTGTTGTAAAGCAATGAAACCTTCATCTGTTTTAGCTAAGGCTGGTGCTTGTTTACCCGTGGTAGGACTTTCTTTCATAGGACACGGAACACCGAGTTCTTCTAGCAGCTCCGCGAATTGTTTATTAGAGGCTAATTTCTTTCTCACTGCTTCATTAGTATCACATTTTAAGCGAGCCATTAGACCTTCTAGCATTAAGGCTTTTTCATCTCGGACTTCCTGTAGGCGTTCAATCAATAGTGCATCGTCTACTTTCAACTGCGGTTGAATAAACATTCTCAGGGTAATATCAATCAACTGATGTTCGGACTCAGGAAACTTAGGAGCGATGATCCCAAACAAATCAAAAGTTATCTGTACATCATTTATACAGTAAGACCTGTAGGCCGACAGTTCACTAGGCGTGAAGTCTTCAAGACGTTTACCTTTTGCATCCAACACTTCTGTGCCTTTTTTACCAAGGTTATAACGCTCGGCTAATGCTTTAAGAGATCCACCTGCATTAGTCCCATGTAATGCACGAGCAATAGATAAAGTATCAAAGTAAAAGGCAGGGGTTATTTTAAATACCCATGCTAAGATTGCACCATCAAATAAAGTGTTATGACACACAAGACCAGACACTCGCCAATCTATATCATCTAGCGCGGCTTGAATCTCTTGATGTGTCCCTGTATGAAAAGTTGTTTTTTCTTCATCATTTATTTTAATAGCTACACCGATCACTTGAAACTCAGGATGGCGTATGTATTCTTCGGTGGTCTGTTTCGTTAGACCGTAGGTACTACTATAGTAAGTTTCAAAATCTAATGTTACTAATTGTTCCATGCTATATCCTCAATAACTACACTAAAAACACTATTTTGGGGGGTTACTAATGCATTACCCCCTACGCTAAAGTCCTCAGAATCGCATTCTGAGAGGTCGTTTTTTACTAAAATTACACTTAATTTCTATTTTCCATCTCATCTCGACAATCTGCGTCACACCATCGTCTTTTATCTGGAACGGGTTCTCTGCACCAAAGACACTTTCCTGTACGGTTTTCAGGTATGACTGCTTTGCTTCTTATCTCTTTAATTTTGGCATCAGAATATCTCTGCACCTGATCGTTAGCGCGATCTATTTCATCAGTCATCACAGCTTCCTGTCGGACAGAATCTACGCATCAACATATCAGCAGTTTCTTCATTTGATAGTTCAGAGATAAGATCTTTTTCTGCAATAGGTTTCGGTTCGGGTTGCACCACAGGTTCTGTTGCGGGTTTTGTTTGTTGCTCCGCTATTATTCCGCGTAGTTTCTGAAGATAGAAATCTGCTTTTGCTAGATCTTTCTCTGGAGTTCCCTTGCGAGAGTATCTCCATACATACTTAATTACTTGAGCTACACATACAGATGTAACACCACACAACCCTTGCGTAGCGGATTCAATTGCATCAATACACTCGACCTTTCCTGCAGTGTAGTGAGACGGGTGATTTACATCATCATTGATTTTTTTCATTATCCTTCTTCCTTTAATTGGTGCTGTTCTAACATAAGATCTATCTGCTCTTGAACAAACGCTTTATCTAAATGAGCTACTAATAAATCATTTTTGCCTTTGTAGCCTAGGTGTTTATATATCCCTGCCAACAAACCGCGTATGCTGTGCGGAGATAGATCCATTTTTCTGGCAATCTCATTGTTATCATTTCCACACAAAATTAAGGTAAACGCTTCGTGTTCTCGTATAGTTAAACAGGATTTTTTCTCGCCCTTGTATTTTCTTCCTACTGTTACATTCATTTTTTAGTATCCTCTACTTTAAATTTACTGATTAACAACTCTAACTCATTGATATTACTCTCGTCAACTACTAAAGCTTGTCCACCGCAATTCTCAATGTCATTAAGATTTTTTAACTGAAGAGCCGTGGGCTTACCGCCATTAGCCTTTGCTTCGATGCCGATAAACCTACCTTGATAGCAGGCGATGATGTCTGGGATCCCAGACGAACCATACCCACCGGTAGACGCATAAAATCTGTAAGCTCCCATCTTATCAAGAATCTTACAGATCTTTACCTTAACCTTTTTCTCTGGAGTCATAACTCTAAGTCTGTAGTGTCTGTCCACACGAATACAGGTGTTTGCTCACCTACATATGCACCTAATGTGTTAAACTCAAAAAATTCATAGGCTTCATCGTAAGCCATGCCATCACGCACCATAAAAATATTAATGCATTTCTCGCACGAATAGACTAACACTTCGCCTTCTGCGCCCCATAACATCGTTGTACCAATTATAGCTTCATCAAGTCCATCTGCTTTTAGCATAATCATTTTCCTTGTTGTCTTTTCTTTCGTAGGGGTTGTTGCGGCACACCATATAATTTCACCATCCATAGGTCTACAATCTTGGTTGCGTGCCAACACAGTTGAGGCGCATGAGGGTACTCCGTAAGAAGCATAGGCAGATTCATTCTCCAGACAGTCCGATTATCGTTACGTCTTCCCACCTTTTTTACCCTTAGTTTATCTTTAGATCTTTTGCTTTTCGAATTTGTCGCCAATTAAATAATCTTAAAAAGGCTTTTACAAAGCCCCGTGCGTTTTCATAGCGTTGAGTATCAGACAGCATGTTAGATATTTCTGCATGTCGTGGGTCATATTTTTTTGTAGGTGTATTATCCATAAGTTTTCTCCTCTTTATTGTAGTTGGTTTACTATGACATCAATCTCAGAGACTTCAAGTTCTTTTTCTTGATCGATAATGAGTTGCTCGGCTTCCTCTTCGGAATAAGCCTCGACAATAATAGGTGTTGAATACTGCACCATTGCACCAACAAACTTTTTAAGTTTTAGCTTTGGTTTAAGAAAAACAACATTATCTTGTACTTTCTTAACTACTTTCTTCATGGTCTTGCTCCTTATCCCCATAATAAACCTGTGAAGCCGCGAACCTTGTAGACTGCGGTTCCCACGCACAATGCTCCTCTGCATATTTTTCTGCTTCGCGTTCTGAATCAGCTTCAACAGTGAGAGGTTGCATTGTTTGTACGATAAATACTCTATACTTTTTAGCCATACTTTTCTCCTTTGTTAGCCGTGCATCACCAGTTTTACCGGTACTGCTGTCGTAACATTACGACACTTAATTACCTTGCATTTTATATATTTCGTTTTTAGTTAACACCAATACATACATTGTAGGAGAAACTTTCCAACCAATATTTTTAAATTCTTTTTGTTCTTCACTAAGATATAGACGAGATATATACATATCAAGTTCTTGAAAGTCTCCATCTTCCTTCATAAAAAACTCTTTTAGAGAATTTATCATTGCAAGTTTGGGTCTAATTTCTTTGGGTGTTGTAGATTTAGTAAACCTTTTAATAAAGCCATTAAATAAATATAACTCATAAGCATTATCAATACAGCTTAAAGCCACAAAATAAACATCATCTATATGAGTAATAGAATAGGGCGACCATTTTATAGTTTCTCTATTCATCTACACGCTCTCAACATTAGGTAATAAAAGCCATGTCATTTTTAACGGAGAAGCAAAAATATTCTTTGTGCGCGTAAAAATTCCTGTAAAATCATCTAACTTACAACTTGTGTATCTATTATTATTACCACCTTCAATCACAAAATAATCTTTGTATAATTCATGCTTTTTTTCTTCTTGTTTTCTTATTTTGTGCATAGTCAGCATAGGTAAAATTTCTTGGTATTTAGAATAGTCTTCGAGTTTTGTATAACGCTTAAAGTTTTTGTATTTAAGCTCTGATTTGTCTCCCCTTATCTTTGCATCTACTGTAAGTGTTTCTATACTGCCGACTACATAACCTTCAGCACTATCTACCCCTATTGCGGTAAACCCAGAACCCAGTCCTTCAGTTATTATATCTTTTAGTTCTTCTACTTTACCCGCATACATTAGTGATTGTTTATAATCATCCCTTATCTTTGCATCTACTTCGGCAGAGGGGGCAACATTATTTATATAACTGTCTATTAAAGAAGGTATATGTTTCTGCAATTGCTCAGTAGTTGCGTCATCTCTCTTGCGCTTTAAGTTCCACATATCCTGACCATCGAGTTCAAACTTATCAGATAAATCCCTATAGCACATATCTAAATTATACCTGCCTTCTAACCAATTAGAACCTTCACTTTCTCCATTATAGGCAGGGAAATTATCTTCCCTTTCATAGCCCTTTATAGCGCGTATAAGTTGAGGGAGTTTTACTGACGTACATAAATCTCTTTCATGATAAGCGCCTCCTCTTTTGTAGTCCTCACAATGCTTAAACACATAAACATCTTTCCACACTTCTTTGTCTTTAACATATGTTAACTTTCGTTCACTTCTAATAAAAGCTATACACTTAGGTATACCATAATCATTAGCCATTACAAAGCCTTCCACGCCCCCACCATCTTCAGCTTGCCTACCCCAATCATCTACCATAACACAGTTAATTACTTTAAGCCCAAAGTGCTTATTCAGTTCTGCTACCAGAGGAAATACTTTACTACCATGTAAATCAGTCTCCAGTGCTTGAGTGTGATTACACTCCATAATATAATTTAATTTACTCATGTTACTTCTCCTCTATTATTTTATAATTTTGTGATCGAATATATTCAAGGGCGTCTTGTTCCATCTCATCAGCTATTTCAGGACTCCACTCCTTAACAGTATCCTTCCACCCTAAACTTTCAGCAAACAGAATTGTTTCCCCGAAAGACTCATATATAAATTTACTCATGTTACTTCTCCTCGACAACTTTGTAACATTTTGCATATCCCAATGTATCAACTTCTCTTATGCCATCACTATTAATGAATGTTGGATAAACGACAAGACGACACTCGCCCGTTTCATCATCTCTACATAAGTTCAAATCCCATACTTGTCCTTCTTCTGTAGTCAAAGAAGTCCAATTATCATTTTGCCAATCAAATTTAGTGCATTTTTTCATTTTTGATTCGTGTCTTAATACTTTCCAAGTTTTACTCATGTTACTTCTCCTCAACATCAAAACTAACTTCACGACCCACGATCTCCCACGAATCTCCTTCTCCCTCAAAGTTAAACCACGGATCTCCTTCTCCAACTTTTTCTATAGCTTCATCACGACTACTTGCCTCAACTTCTATAGCTTTGTGATATACATACTCAGTTACTCGCACTATATACTTACTCATTTTCCTCCTCCCACTCTGATATTGTTTCAAACATATGACCCTTACCAATCGTGGCATAGTCAAACCACCCAAGACATTCACTGACCCCTTCTAAAAAGGCATCCAATTCTCCCTCGGTATTAAAGCGAAAGGTTCTTATTGGGTTGTCATTACCCGAATTTCTTTCGCCCCATGCTATTGTGACTGACGGTTTACTCATCTTCACTCTCCTCTTTTGCCCATTGCTCATAATACTCAGGGTCTCTCATAAATTTTTCTAACCTTTCATGGAGTTCAAAATCTTCTTCGGTCTCCAAGTCTAAGGTGTTCATAAACCTTCGCAGATAATCGTTTTCTCTAATCATGCTTCCTCCTTTTTAGTTCTTTATTCCAATGGTCGTCTCGTTCTTGTTTGTTTTTAAACCACCAACTACCTGCACTTGGGTAAGTATCATCTGCATATCTATAAACAATTTCATAAATATCTTTACTTTGCATTTCGTTGTATAGCTTTTTGGTTATACATTTACATTCAAGCAAATAATCTAAATCTACATCATTTGTATTTTTAGCTTTCATCATATAAACATCATTAATACCTTCATGTTTTTCTAAAAAAATTTCTTTCATGCTTCCTCCTCCTCATCATAAATAAATAGTATTCTTGTATTACCAAATTCATCTGATATTATTTCCCATTTATGTGATGGGCATGTATCTAACCACTCAAAAAATTCTTCTCTACTCATGCTTCCTCCTCGTTAATTATCTCGTGTATTAAGTCCATCAAGTCCTCGCGTATCTGAGCGCACTTCATAAATCCTGCACCATCAACGCCCGTAAACTTTTCAACAATAACTTCTATATCTTCAGTGAGTTCAAGAAACCCCTCACTAGTCAGCGTTAGCTTGTTGTCTACACGACCATCTTCGTCTACATAATGTTCTACATATTTATTACTCATATTATTTCTCCTTTTTACTAAAAACTTCTACTCGCCAAAGCCAATCTTTTAGACCATTAGTCATATCTTCTCCGTCAGTAATTTCTTTGTACTTAGTAGAAACAATTTCATATTTAGTTTCATCTTCATATTGTTGATCTGTTCCACTATGAAAATAATCAATACTTGCCCACTCGTCATAACCCACTTCATAACTTGTATATATTACTTTACTCATACTTTGGAAGCCAAAACCAAAACAGCTGACTCCTCATAAGATAAAATCTTAATTACACTAGTATCAGCGTTGCATTTATGGCACCAATAGGCTAGATCACCGTACTCATCTTGACCTTCAAACAATCTCTTCCTGCCGTTGTGCCAGAACATATTCATATGAAACTGATCCGTACCGCAACAGGTCGTGACTGTGTCTTCGTTTAAGCGTTTAAAAAGTTCCCGTATTTTGTCATCTACTATTTCATAACCCATATTACTTCTCCTCATAGTTTAAAATCTCTCACTCTGAACAACTAATAACCCGCTGCACAGGGAGCTTCAAGTGGCGGTTCTCAGTTGATAGCACCAGAGTCGGAGCTGTTACTTCCCACCGCACATCACACTCCAGATAACCATCAGTAAATACGACCACTGCTTCAGCATTGATATTCTCTTTCACAATGTAATCACTGACGCAAGACAACCTAGTACCACCACCGCCTTTAGGTTTTAGTAGCTTTGCTATGTTACTGTAGTTCTCAACATTAAAAGATTGTTCACCATGCACGTCATAGTCCCACCAGATCACTCGTATCTTCTCAGGCGTAACTGTGTCGCAGATAGCTACCAACTCAGTAGCAAACTCAGTCAACTCTTTCGTGCCAATCGACCCTGATGTATCAATAGCTACCACAAGTTCACCAATAGACTCATTCTCCATAGAGGGCATATAGATGTCATTCGCTATCAAACGCTTATTGAATTTTCTCCATGTGTACTCGTCATTACCTTTAACGCTTGAGGAGATAAACTCTCTCAGTTCAGCTTTCCAATCTACTTTGGGTTTAAGTAACTCATCAATAGATCGCGGTGTCTTACCGCCTAGCTTTCCTGCAAGTATCTGACCTTCTCTCAAAGCATCATCAATCTTCCCAGATAATTCCTTGAGTTCTTGCGGACTCATTTCTTTGGCTTGACCAAAGTCGTGTTCGTCTAACGGCTTTAAGTCGTTCACATTAGTTTGTCCTGCATCGTCATCGTCACCAGTTTTACCGGTACTGCTGTCGTAACCTTGCGACACTTGTTCCTGCTGTTCCTCCTGTTGTTTCTTGAGATCCTTGTAGACCTCGTTGACTGACCAATTGTGATACTTAGCTTCATACAACCCACACTCAGGTAGCTTAATAAAGTTAGAGTCATTATTCGATATAGATACAATAATATCGTTGACCACATAGTCTGCCGCAACATTCATCAGTTGAGGGTTCTCTTCAAACTTCTGCTTAAACCTACCCATATGGTTCAACGCCACATGTAAGTTCTCATGTAAAACTAGGGCAGTTAGTTCAGGGTCGGATAGCCCCTCCATAAACTTTCTCCCATAGCGTTTATTTACTCCGTCTGTATAAGCAGTAGGGCAATTGTCTATCACCTTACTCGTACCCATAAGCACTACCCCAGAGTACAGGGCAGTATCCTTATGTTTCATCAAGGCAATGTGTGCCTTCTTCAACCTAGTTTCTTGTTCCATAACTAATCTCCAAGTAAATATAAAACTACTACTGTCAAAGTAATCAATAAACTACAAAAGCCCATTGGTGTATCAAATGGTATATACATAATTATCTCCTAGAACAGTTCGTGATTTTCGACAGCCCACTTAGCAGTATTAGGATTATTACGTACTAGTCTGACCACTTTCTTATGCTGACACGCCATAGTAAAGAACACCGCTTGCATCTCACTAGAGTTTATCCTATCAAGGTACTTCATAAAGCTAGTCAAATCTGCCTGCGTCTCAATCTTGTCTACCGCTTGAAACATTAGCATAAGTTGTGCAGATATTTGCTCGGGTATATGCGCCCTCTCAGGATCTTTAAGGATACTCTCAAAGGAAGGTAACTCTTTCTCTAGTCGCAGAAAGCTGTTCATATCAGCACTAGCACTCGCACCAATAGTCCCATTCAAAGCACAGATTGTAGCGTTCTCACCTAGCTTGTCGCGGTTCTCCACAATGACAGAACCCTTAGTCAATGATCGTGGCGATACGTAAGATAGTTGATGTCGCTTGGGAGAAAAGATATAAGGGTTGTCTTCTTCGCCCTCATCTAGATAGCTATGTAAGCATCGTGGGAAAGTATGCACAAAGGCACATATCGAAGGACTCACCTTATTCTCGATAGCCCACGGCAACCATGATGTAACATCAGGTTTCTTCATGGGAATGATACACACCCTGTTACCTGCGTGAGCAAGCATACTGTCGCCCACCCCATCTGATTGATTGTTTGATGTGCCGAATACTATCGAGCCTTCGGGTAGCGGTATATCACCCACAGTTCTCTCTAGCATCAGTCGTGTGAAGATAACCTGTAGTAATTTAGGTGCTTTCATAAACTCATCAAGCAGTATTACTTTAGGCTTATCACTAGATAGTTTAAATAATGAACCAACATAGTTCTCCAGCGTGCGAGTCTCGTGGTTCGGTATAGTCATGGCTATATCACTCATATCCTTAACAGGACAGTCAACATAGATGTAGTCGTACCCATCTCCCATGTCTTCTTCGAGCATAGATAGTAGTGATGTCTTACCACAACCTGGCTCGGACTGAATGATTGGCGTAAGTTCTACACCTATCGTGGGTATCAATACCCTTAACTCATCAATTGTTACACTCATTTTACTTCTCCTCATGTGTCGTAAGGTTACGACAGTTGCTTAATTAAACTTCGATAAGATATCATCAATCTCTGTCTTGACTTTATCTCTCATGGCATCACTATCACGCAACAGTTCAGTGGATACTCCACTTAGTGTTTTCTCCAATAACTCCACTGCTTCCCCAAGTCTATCCGACTCGCCTGACTTGACAGGTCGAAAGCCCTTACAGGTATTCACTAACGCTTTTGCTTTGTTGACTGTATTATCATAGATCGCACGCTTCTTAACAGATACATTCCCATGCTCATCTTCGACTTCAATGTCTCCACAGCAGTGAGAGATACTCTCCATCACCTCAACAATACGCGTAGTCTGCTCATCAATAACCCCATGCACAATGTCATTGGCTTGCTCTTGATATTGTTGCTTCAGATCATCAGCTATATCTTCACTAACCTGACACCTAAAGTCATGGCTCGGTACTTCACTTACAATCAGATCTATGCCGAATTTATTAGATATGTCAACAGCTGACGGGTAATCTGAGGCAGAAAAGATGTCCCCATTATTAGCCTTCATTTGTAGGACATAACTCTCATAGTTAGTCAGAAAGGTTAATACCAAACTCTTAAACTCACGCCTATGCTCATCATATTCTTCTTTGAATTTTATAAGGTCAACAGTCGGCAGTAAGTCCTGCGAATTACTCCACCTATAGGTACTTGCCTTTAACCACTTATATATAGACTGACGCTTATTGGCTATTGCTTTATGTTGCCTGTTATTAGCAAACAGATACTTGGTAAATGCCCCAGAGTTTTTGTCTGCAAATTTACTAGCTGTTACCTCATTAGAGATTTGTTTATCTCGCTTGGTAGCAGTCCATACTTTCACATCTACACTCACTAGCATACTTGATGTAGCTAACGACACAATGTGGTCAGGTTTACTTAGTTCAAAATTTAATGTACTCATTTTACTTCTCCTTATTGTTTAATCGATTTCTATAGAACGCTCTATACTCGCAAGCCTATATCCATTGCCATAATTATGTTCTTCCATGTCCTCCTTATCTTCACCGATGCGTAGATATATGGCATCAATATAATCTTCATAGGGTTGAACGCTGTGAAACAACGCCATGTACGAGTCAACATCTTCACTGCCCTCATACCATTTTATATGTGGAAAGTTCATCGTTATCCTACTTTTCTCCTTATCAAGGTTTAGATTATTGCCAAAGCTATCATAAAGACTAGAAGATATCTCTTTCCACGCAAGCTCTGTCTCAGGTTTTACTGCAACCTCTGCTAGAAACATAGCCCACTTTTCCTCCTCTTGAGTGGGTTCATCTAATTTATGAACCTTACGCAGACTCTCATCTACAACCCCGTTACGAAGAAGAGTAAAAGTTCTGTCCTCTTTTGCTTGTATGATGATAGTTACTTCACTACGATACCCCATGATTTTTCTCCTTTGTAAACCAACCACTTTTGTTACACAGACCTTTGAGATCCGCGAGATCACTGATCACAACATAGTTTGATTTGTGCATAGGTACTACAGTGTGTTTAGTTTCTCTCGCCACGCCTTCACCGCATGGCATACAATGTTCGTACCCCGCACGCTTACGCTTGATACTGTAAGTATTTTTACAGCTCTTACACAGCGGTCTGAACCTACCTTTTTTACCTTTCATACTTCCTCCTTAGTTAGTGTCGTAACATTACGACAGTTCAAGATGCTTTGTGCATGACCCAATGAGCCGTGCTTCCATAGTTATCAATCCCTGACATCTCCTTAGTATCTGACGCAATAGCACTCATGTAGTGCTTGGCAAAACTCTGTCGGATAATAAATTGGTGTCTACTCGTGGTGTTGCTATCCTTATCCATGTTCATATACCAACGCTCACAGGTGAAGTCATATATGACTAGCGGAAAGTGATATCCATAGCTGTACACGATATAAAGCGAGGCACCATTCTCAGGGTTCGTATCTTCATGGTGCATACGAGAGAACACACTTGACGCCACTTGCTTTGCACCATATTTGGTATATATTGTCCTCGGTGCTGTACGGAAACTCCTTCTGTTGATAATATATTCGCCTATATCTTTAACAGCGACCTTAGTGGGGGCTTCAGCTAATCTCATGAGTAGATCCCCCAATCTCGCAACTGATGTTTGGCAACGCGGGTATCCGCAAAATTAACTAGCCCAGAATGTTTGTGATGAGTCCATTTTCTGTACTCTTTTTTGACCTCGCATGATTTACGCAAGGGTTTGTTTTTTACAGCGTGCTTTTGATAGTCCATTTGTTTATCCTCAGTTAGTGTCGTAATGTTACGACAGATGTAACGGTATCATTTGATGTCCACGAAAGGACTGTTCATGTGATATCCCCACTCTTCAAAAAATTTAAGTTGCAGTTCTCTTTCTTCCCACGAACTTAAATCTCTCACTTCTTTTATAGCTTCAATTTGAGAAATAACTGATCTCTTTACTTCAACAGGAGGTTTCTCATACTCCCAATTTTTACTTCCGCTATAATGTTTAAGTACCATAAATTCCATTTGTTTATCCTCAGTTAGTGTCGTAACCTTACGACAGATGTAATGGTATAGTAAGATAAACTCTCTTACTACAGTATAGTAAGATATAAGAAACTCTCTTACTATGGTGTCATTATAACCTAACTGTACATATAAGTATGTACTAGGGGTATTTAAACAGGGTGTTTTTGCCGTGGGTCAATAGCTATCAGAAAAACTGGTGACAAGTGTCGTAAGGCTACGACACAGGTATGGCGGGGGTTTGAGACGGGTTCATAAGTTCAAAAAGGCTTAACTTTACTTACGGAACCGTGAACTATACATATTAAGATATGTAAAGAAAGGCTGAAAGCCCCGTATTATCTATATATATATAAATATTATTATTATTATTATTAGTGTTATTTTACATACTTTTTCCTTCGGTTCATGAGTTCATGCCGTTTTGCATTTTGGCTGACTAAAATTTATTTATTCTTCACTGCACAAAAAGGTCTTTTGCTGACCCAAAATCACTACCCCATGTATACTTTTCAAAAAATGAGTGAACCGTGAACTTTGTAGGCGTGGCGTGGGTTTGCGAGTGAACCCAAACATGAACCCACTACCAACCGAAACATGAACTCTACTCACGATCAGTAGAAACTGAGCTACCGGCGAAAAAACTGGTGACAAAAACTGGCGATCAAAAAAAATAAGGGTAAATCATAACTATACATATTGTTTACTTTACATATACTATGGTAAGAAAGTTTATCTTATCAGACCCAAGGTCATTAGAAACTGGTTACCGGGAGTAAAATTGGTATGTGTCGTAATGTTACGACAGAAAATTTTAGA